TGCATCCTTTGCCTGGAGGCCGACCCGGACAAACTGGAGTTTGATCACAAATACGGCCGGAGTTACGACCCGCGCACTTTGAGCTACTCGGCCCGCATGAAACGCTACGAGCGCGAAGCGGAGCTGGACCTGTTGCGGCTGCTGTGCAGCGACTGCAACAAGAAAGTCCGCGTTAAAAATGACAACGGCGAAATCATCCGCACCGAACACGCCGGGTTGGTGCCGCTCACCCCGGACCTGCCCTATTAAAAATTATGAGTTTGAGAAACCCGACCAATGACGAGCTGCTCAAAAGCTGCTACGCGGACACCCACCGCGCCGCCGACCTCGTGAGCGACCTGGAAAACATCGCGCGCGATGACGTGGTGCTGGCCCAGGACGCCCTGCCAAAACTCGTGGACCTGCATCGCACGCTGCAAACCGCGTGCGGGGCGGCGCTGGCCCTTTCCCAGCGCGCGAAGGGCAACGTGCCGCCGCGCCAAGGCTGACATGAAAACGACCCCCAACTGGCGGGCGAAAACGATCACGACGGCGGACGGCCTGTTCGTCAACGTGAACGATGTGAAGCGCGCGCTCATGGATGTGGACCTGCTGCTGGAGTGCGCGAGCATGATCCGGCTGGCGAAAGAATTCAACCACCCGCCGCTCGCCGGCGTGCGCCTGTGCATTTTGTGCGCGCTTGCGGAAACGACGGGGCAACTGCTGCCGCAAATTATGGACCTGGTCATCGAGGACCCGCCGAAAATTCCGCCGGCTCCGCCGGAAAAGAAACCATGAACGGCGAGGACAACATTGTGGATTCAGGTTTGCCGCCGCTCGTCCCGGACGCGGCCCAGCTCCGCGTCGCGCAACAAGGCGTGGAATTCGCGGCGGACGTGGTGACGAAATCCGCGCGGAAACTGGCGGAGAAAACCTTCGAGCTGGAGCAGCTCGCCATGTTTGGCGAAGTGGAATTTGAGCCGGCCATGCTGCTGCCGGGTGATGAGCTGCGGAAAAATTACACGGGCGAGCAGGCGGAGAAAATGGAGTGGCGGCGCAACGCGTGCATCCGAATGATTTCCTACGGCGTGCCCGCCCAGGATATTGCGAAGGACCTGCACATGAATTTGCGGACCGTGGCGGCCGTGGCCGTCAACAACGGCAAGATGCTCGCCGGCTTCACCGACCAGTTTGCCAAAGAGTTGCTCGCCAGTGCGGCCGGGGATATTGCACTCGCCGACACGAAAAAGCATGAGGCGAGCTACAAGGATTTGCACATCGGCGCGGGGATCAAAATGCAGAACGCCAGCGCCCTCAAAGTGATGGCGGAGATCAGCGCGCCCGCCGTGGACATCGAGGCCGACAACGGGAAGCTCGCCGGCCTGCGCGAGAAAATCAAACTGCTCAAACCAACCGAACAGCCAACCCCCCAAACTGTATGATTGATTACTCAAAAATTCGACCCGGCGACATTCTGACGGTCAATAAAGTCCGCCACATTCCTCCGACCTACCACGCCGCACCCGGCGACCAAATCACGGTGGTGGACGTGGGTGCCGCTTACATCAAAGGTCAGAATCAACGGGGTGAAATCAGCGAGTTTGCCGGCCCGGATGGCGCGCGCCAGTTGACCGCCACGGGTAAAAATGTCCCCTACGGGAACCGAAACGCCTGTGAAAGCGCGCCCGGCACGGACACAACAAACCGCGTGTCCTTTCTCACCCTGGGAGACTTGACCCAGTGGTTTGATGAGCGGCATTGCCCATTTGCCCCCGAAGAGCGAAAGACCTGGCTCCAGAAACCTGACAATGAACAATGGTATTTCGTGCGCCTGGGTTTTATGAACGAGGTGCTCGTGGCGGCCCAGGAGCGGCATCTATCAGTCGTCGCCGAGGTGTTGCAACGGTGCGCGAGTGAGGCCGACAAATTGCTAAAACAAATCGAAGACCGTGATGAAGAAATTAAAGCTCACCAGGACATTTGTGCTCAATACGAAAACCGAATTGATTTAAAGAACGAGGAAATTGCCGGCCTAGCGGCCAGACTGAAACGGCGCGCCAAGTCACGCCGCCTGGCTAAATGACCACCCCGCTCGAATATGAAAACCGGGAGTGAACTCATCGCCGCCGAGCGCAAGCGGCAAATCAAAGCCGAAGGCTGGACCCCGGAGCAAGATGACACGCACCGCGCCAAACAAATGGCGCGCGCCGCCGAAAGCTACCCCTCCCTGCACACGTCACCCGACCATTACAATCAGCCGCCGGAGCCATGCCATGATTGGCCGTGGTCAAAGAAATGGTGGAAACCATCCCGGGACACCATCCGAAATCTGGTGAAAGCCGGCGCGCTGATCGCGGCGGAAATTGATCGTCTGCAACGCAAGCAGCCATGATCCCCACGCTCGAATATCCGAAAAGCAAGGAGGCGGCGCTCGTGTGGACGCCGCACCCGGTCGTGGACCTGGTGGAGGGCGGCCGTTATCGCGCGCTGGAGGACACCGAAATCAAGGCGCTGCTGGCCGCCGGCACGCCGGGGCACGAGATCGAGGAGTATTGGCGCGAGCGCGAACAGCGCATCCAGCGGTCCATTGATGATCCGTTGCGGCACGGCTTCGAGCTGCCGTTTTGGAATGACGTGCGGAAAATGCTGGCACGCAAGGATGAATTATTTGCGCTGGGGGGCAATGGTCCGGGCAAGACGGAGATCGGCGGCAAGCTGGTCTGTGAAAAATTATGCGAGGCCGGCGGCATGAAGGTTTTGTGTGTGGCCACCAACGACGCGAGCAGCAAACAACTCCAGCAGGCCGGCGTCTATAAATATCTGCCCGTGACCGCGCGCGGGGTGAATGAGCGGCTGGGACCGCGCCGCCGGGACACCGTGAAGAACATCACGTTTTCCCAAAAGAACGGTTTCACGGAAAGCACGTTCGTGCTGCCCAACCGTTCACAGTGCTGGTTCAAAACCGTGGAGCAATACCTGCGCGACTCCAACTCGTTTGAAGGACCGGAGTATGACCTGGTCTGGATTGACGAGCCGGCCCCGATTGCGCTCATCACGACGTTGAGTTTCCGCATCGCCAAACGGCGCGGGAAATTCTTTTTCACGTTCACGGCCGTCAACGGGTTTGATGCGACCTGCGCCATGGTGTTGAACGGCGCGCGGGTTTTGCAAAGCCTGCCGATGAACTGGCAGTGGTCCCTGAACGCGGACCCCAACGACGGCCTGGACCCGGGCGGCGCGCCGGAGCCACGCATCAAAATCCCGGAGCTGGCGCTGGACGAGGTGCAGGTGAAGGACCTGCCCGCCGGCCACATGCCTTACCTGATGCAACCGCTCAACCCGGCGCAAGGCGTGATTTTCCTGTGGACGCAATGGAATCGCTTTCTGCCGCGCTCGCGCGAAAACCCGGCCGTGCCGGCGGTGTTCGACAAGGTGGTGCGGAAAAGCAAGGGCACCGTGCGGATGCGCCTCTTTGGCTGGGCCGAGAAATTGAGCGGCTGCCAGTTTCCCGCGTTCAACCCGAACGTGCATGTCATCCCGCACCTGAAAATTGTGGAGATGCTTTATCCCTTGGACGGGCAGGGCGGCCGGCTCACGACCTTCATGGCCTGCGACCCGGCGACGGCGCGCTCGTATTTCATGCTGTGGCTGGGCGTGGACAAGCTGGGCCGCAAATTCATTTTCGACGAGTCGCCCCGGATGGAGGAAGGCGAGTGGGTGGGGGATGACGGCCAGCGCGGGGATGGCACGCGCTTGTATGGTGGCCGGGGCACGGATTTTTACAAGGGTTACATCCGCGTGCGCGAACATGAACACGGCGTCACCGCCACGCGCCGTTTCGGCGATCCGCGCGCCTTCGCCACGGAGGCCGCCGCCAAGGATGGCGGCCGTTCGCTCCTCGAATTATTTCGGGACTGCGCGGAGGATGAGCCGGACCCGCTGCTGGCCGCCATGTTTTTCGAGCCGGCCAAGGTGATGCGCTCGCTCCTGGCCGAGGCCGCGAGCGGGAGCCTGGACAAGATCAACGACGCCTTTGCCTACGATTCGGAAAAGGAAATCACGGTCGAGAATGAGCCGCACCTGTATGTGAGCGACCGCTGCCAGAATTTAATTCACGCGCTGCTCAACTGGGACCCGGCGCAAGGGGACAAGTCGCCCTGGAAGGACCCGGTGGACGTGCTGCGGTATCTCTTCGGCGAGCCGCTGACGTATGTGGACCCCACCGTGCCGGAAATTGTGACGGGCAAAGGGTGGTGATGAAACAAACTTAAAACAAACCAAACAAAATTATGAACGAACCAAACGAGACGGCAACGATCAACGGCAACCCCGGCGACCTTGACCCGATGGAACGGGCGGAGGAAACGCCCGACGTGAAGGTGTTGCAAGAGGAGCTGCAATACGCCTGGGATCAGGACTGCACCACTTACAATTCCACGGCCTACAAGGAGGATGTGCGTTATGCGCGCTGGCACGGGCAGACGGCCGACGGTTTGAAACACCGCGAGCGGATGGGGGACCGCGCCCAGCCGTATGACGGCGCGCCGGACACGCGCATCATGGTGGCGGATGATGTCATCAATTCGCTGGTGGATGTGCTCTACGCGGCGTTCTTCGGCGCGCGCGTGAAGACCGCGCCGACCACGGCGCGCACGCTCAACGTCGCGCAGGCGGCCGAGTGGCGCGCGGTGATTTCGTGGATGCTGCACGGCCCCCTGCGCGGGACGCTGATTGACGACGTGGAGCGCGCCGCCCAGTGGCAGAACACGATTGGCTGGTGTGTGCTGCACCCGAATTGGCGCAAGGAAAAGGTGATGAAAATGCAGACGCTGACCATGCAACAGATCATCCAGCTGGCGGCCCAGGCCGCGCCGCCACCGCAAGGCCAGCCGGCCGCCGGCCAGAATCCGAACCCGCCGCCCGCGCCGCCGCAAAGCAGCCTCGAGGCGCGCGCGCCGGAAATGATCATGGACCCGGCGCTGGAAGACGCGGCGGTCGAATTATTCATGACTTTTTTTCCGGGCATGAACAAGCGCGAAAGCCGCCGGGTGGTGAAGCAGTTGCGCGAGGACCAGACGGCGGATTTCCCGGTCGAGACGGACGGGCCGAATGTGCCGGAGCTGCGCGTGCTGATCCCCGGCCAGCACTTCGTCATGCCGCCGGAAAGCACGGCGCTGCCCGGCGAGGAGCGCTGGATGGCGGTGCGCGAATTTCTGTCCGAACAGGGCGTGCGCGCCCGCGCGGCCGAGGAGGATTGGAATGAGAAATTCACCGAGCGCCTTTGCAAGCAAAAGGGCATGGCCCTGAATGAAAGTGCGATTGAACACGCGGTGGACGAAAACATGAAGGACATCGAATTCTTTTACATGTATCAGAAACGCAATTCCGACAACGGGGTGCCCGGACTTTACTGCACCGTCCTCTCCATGTTTGTCAATCCGAGCGCCGGCAAGGACACCAGCGAAGCCGACTATGGCTACCATCGCCTGGCCGGCTTCGCGCACCATCAGCAGCCGTTCATCATCCTGCAAACCGAAGTCACCGGCCTGCGGCCGATGGACGCGCGCGGCGTGCCGGAAATTGTGATGACCCAGCAGAATGAAATGAAGAATTCGCGGGACCTGACTTATATTTTTCAGCAGCTCTCCGTGTGCCCGCCGCTGCAAAAGAAGGGCGCGCAAGCCAGCAAACTGCCGCCGGGCCTCACCCCCATGGGCATCGTCAACAACGTGAACGGCGGCGAGTGGAGCTGGTTTCCGCCCCCGGACGGCAACCCGGAAGTGGCGTTCAAGCTGATTGAAATGGTGCGCAAAGAAGTGGAAGACCATTTCGGGATCGCCCGGCCGGACAGCATCCCCTCGCGCGCCATGGGCCGGATGCAACGGATCGTCA